GGCATTCTTCCTGCATGTACCTTTGCATCAGACCTGCAAAATACTGGAGTGCCGCCCAGTACGCCTCTTCTTTTTCTTTCGGGAGAGGCACGAATTCCACTGTGATCTCGCTGGTCCATTTACTTTTTCCAATGAGGCTGGTGTTACTGGCAAGAGCCCCGTCGCTCTGTTTGCCAGTAGGGGAGACCATTGCTCACCTACTGAACAGCGTTTGGTATTGTGAGGTTGAAGGTGACAATTCCAGCTTCGAAGACTTCGGGAAGTTTGGCTTTGAGACAGGCCATTGCCCATGAGCGCCGCCAGTCTTCATAGTTGACCGCGCAAAGCAATAAAAAATCCGTGTTGGGAGACGATTTTCCAGAACACCAATTCGTCACCGAAACACGGCTGATATTTGTATTGACAAGGCTGGCTGTGACATGCTCCGCAAATTTTTCTTGCGTCAGGGCATAGCTTTCCATATAGGCTTTCATCACATCTTTCACGGTGGTCATTTCGTGCATGGCGTTATCTCCTGTGCAAATGTTTTTCTATGTAACACTTGTTACATATTACACCCGCCAGCACAATTATGTCAAGGGTCTTACATTGGCTGATAGAATACGAAAAATGCAAACACTCCCTGAATACCTGACCAAAAGATATTTGGCATGGCAGGCGGATGAGGGGGAACGAAAAACGCTTGAAGACTACGCCAGATACCTTGGCGTAAATCGTTCATTACTTTCATATTGGATGAACGGCTCAAGAGTCCCCAGTGATGAGAATGTCAAAAAACTTGCGCTCAAAGTCCACGAGGTGACAGTGGACCGTATTGGCAAGCACTTGATCGGTCGGGTGGTTTACTACCACGCCCCCGAGGTAAAAAAAAAGCCTCTGACTGAAACTGTGCCTATATCACGCCCCCCCGTGGGGGCACCAATCTATAGACACAGTATATCTTTCGAGGGAATCGTGCCCAATAGGGGACGGCCTCGGAAAACAAAAAGACCACATTTATAAATGTGGTCTTTTTGTTTCCTTTATCCGCCGCTTAAGCGTATCGCCTCGCGGACCGCACTCTCGAGCCGTCCCCAGGCCGTTTGTGTTTGGCCTGCCTGGTACCAGACTGCAGGGACCTCGAAGACGCCGCCGAACTTGATATAGGTCTGCAAATCCACGGGGGAGATTGGCAGCCGAATCATAGTAGGGGTTTTCAGCGGCTTAAGCGGAGCCAGGCCATGCTGCGCTGGGTAATGATCGGACAGCTTCAGGGTGACCGCATCTGCCCAATCTCCCAAATTGACAATCGCCTTCAGCAGTTGTTTCATCTCTGGTTTGCCTGCGCGATCATCCCGCAAGAATCCGCTGAATTGAAAACATGGGATGTCCCGTTTGAAATAGCACTGCGCGAAATCGTGACCAACAATCAATCGTTTGAATAATATGCCCATTTGGATCTCCTTATCATTTGGGTCTGACACACACCACGAACTGCTCGCCATCGAAGCATGCATACGTGGGAGTGGGTGAATAAATCGCGGTCGCCGTCCTGGTGGGCGATGGTGTAAAAGTGGCGTGTGTGGGCGTGACGGTAGGCGTCCGCGTGGATGGAGCGGTCATCGGTGCTGGGGTTTTGGTTTTCGTGGAAGTTGCTGTTGGGGTGCGCGTTGCAGTGACCGTTGAAGTGAGTGAGGGAGTCACTGTAAAGTTTCCGCCATCAATCCATTCGATGGCACCAATTGAAAATAAAGTTCTCGAAGTGCCAAAGAAATCTGTGGGGTGATTCATCTCGCCAGCAATATGCTGCGCTGGATAGAAAAGCAATGGGTCAAGACCGCCCTGCATGGATACATCAACATTATTCCAACTTGCCGCGCCACGGCCATCATAGACAATACGCTTTGCAATATTGTCCTGGATGATGACGTCAGCCTGCGCAGGGGCATAGACGATCGAGATCTCAGCCGCCACAGCCTGATAAAACGTGTTGTTATAAATATTGGCCCTGACCAGTCCAGGATCAACGCCGCCGCCTGCGCCGCCAAATCGGTACCCGTATTTGCACTTGTAGACAATATTATTTCTGATCGTGATGTCATGCGCCGACTTGGGCCAGTTGACGAACCCCTCTTCCTGCCCACCGATTCCAGCTGCAGGAAAACCATCACGTAGATTTTTCCCTGTGCAATAAACGAAGTTCCTCTCGATCACAATGTTCCAGGAATTTGAGTATATGTTGAACGAAAAATTATCATAGACCGTGTTGCCCTGCACCAGCACATCCGCACAGCGCAATCCCATGCCCTCGCCTTTGTTATCATGCACGATGTTATTCAGAATTTTCACATCTTGCACAAGCCCCAGCCCGCCATCCTTCGACTGGCATTTGATGCCCGATTCCCATCCGCCCGAACAGCCAGGGTAACAAGTCCCAAGCACGTTGTTGGTGATGACCGAATTTTGCACGGTTGCATGAGATGCCAAAATCAAAATGCCGTGACTCGTGGCATCATGGACGTTTACATGGTCAACAGTCACGCCTTCAGCGCGGATGGTCAAGCCAACGCCCTTTGGGTTCATGATTTCGGCATCGCGCACGATCGCGCCTGGCTCGGTCACCACAAGGCCGTTCGGAAAAACGCCTGTATAAATCTTCGGTGCGAGCACGTTGTACCCGATGATCGATGCCACCACGGCGATCACTGCGCCTGCAGTGGCAATTCTGTTTTGAGTTGTTTTTTTCATAACCTTATCCTTTATTTACAAAATGAACGACCGCGCCGTCTTGCCCAGGCGTGCCGCTTTCCATAGCACCGACCGCCTGAATTTCGATCGCGATTCCTGCGGCTGAATTCGTGCTGCCTGCAACATCAACCGTTGTATCGTTGTAGGACATCTCTCCGAAGATATACATGGACCCTGCGCCAGCGTAATCGCTCACGATGGAAAAGCCGCTGCCAGCTGTGCGGGTTGCCCAGTTATCCAGGGCGAACACACCGAATGCACCTGCATTGGTGGAACCAAACGCGCTGCCAAGTGTCACGGTGAGGCCAGAGCCAGAGGCATCTTTGCGATTGGTCGCACTTTGCACAATGGTTCCCGTTGCGTTTTGGATCTCGTACAGGACCGCATTTGCAGTGGTGGGTGCGCTTGAATAGGTGACCAAGATCTCGGAAGAGTTCGCGCCATAGCTGTCTGAATTTACCGATGGGGTGCCATAGGCATAAAACAGAGTTAGCCTGCTTGTGGGACTGGCGATGGTCTTATAGTCAACGCCTGTGATCTTTGTCCACGTGAGTCCCCATCCAGTGACAACAGGATCGTTGAGCGTGCCGCCATTTTGATTAGTGGCGACCAGATATAAAGTGTTCTTCGCCGCTCCCACACCAGTTCCAGCAGTGGCGAGGCGTTGCGCACAGTTTGCATTGCCAGCCTGCGAGGTTTCGAGGACCAGAGTTTGAACAACTACCGCCGCAACTGATTTGAGTGGAGTTGTGCCAAGCGCGACCGATGTACCACCCGCACCACCAGCCGCAGAGATCGAGCCCGCATTGGTGAGCGTGTCGTATAACAACCACACGATTCCACCACCGCCGCCGCCTCCACCGCCCGCACTCGCTGCTGTGCCGCCTGCATTTCCGCCTGCGCCGCCATCCGCAGTGATAACGCCACTTGCGGAAATAACGATGTAGCGAAATGCCACGAACAAAAATCCACCGCCGCCGCCACCACCACCAGAATTGCATGTCGTGCCTACGGCTGATTTCGCGCCGCCACCACCCGCCTGCCCTGCGGCATACTGAATCAATGTGTTTGTTGAGTTTGCGAAAAAGTTCGCCAGCGCGGTATCAAGTTTTCGTATGAGTTTTGATCCGCCAACAGCAGGGAGCGGGAAGTTGTTGGATGAAAAACCATTTTTTCCGCGCCTCTGCAAAGCGGATGCCCAAGCACCTGCACCGCGCCCACCCCACCCGCCGAGAACACGATTGCTGCCAGTGCTGGTCGCGCCATCAGCTGCCGCGCCACCTGATGCAATACCCGCGCCTCCTGTAGCTCCGATGGGATACCAACCGTAGGGAGCGACAGCGCCGACGGTTGCACCTGATGCATTGCCGCCTTTGCAATCCAACGTGCCATCAATCGTGAGTGTGGCTGTGCCGAAAATACGATACGCCATTTTAAGCGTGACACCTGAGCTGATGGTCAAATTATCAAGATAGGCATCACGCACCATCTCGTAGGTATTGGCCGCTGTGAGTTTGCACCAGGGATATAGGTTCGTGCCGTCGAGCGTGGCATCGCCATCATCGCCATCGCCATATTGATACAGACCATACGCACCCGCTTCAACATAAGTTTGCGAATGCTTCCAGACACTCTCAACCACTGAAGCGGACGATGCAGAGGCCGCGAAAATAATTCTCCCCAGCAGACATCCGTGATAAACGATATTGTTCGGCGCGGTCGTTGGTTCTTGTTCAGCCTGTGCCTCAGCAACCGTGTCATATTCATCGCGTCCATAGAGCACATTGAGCGCACCATCAGCCACATCCACATAAACCCACAGACAGGCATACTTTCCAGCGGGGATCGTTGCCAGCGTGCCAGAGCCATCATCATATTTATCGTTCGGCCATTGTGTGACGCCGCCAGTCGAATTGAATCCGCCACCGCTGCGCTGATAATGAGTGCTGAATGCCGTGCCTGCTGAAATCGCAGAGATCGAAAAGTTATTCAGATCTCGCCACAATGTTCCAGCGGTCAGTGCCAGTTGACGTGTGGCAACGTCCGATATGACAAGCCCATTGACCTCACCAGGAGCATTCGAACGTTGAAATGAATGCGTGTTTCTGAGTTGCTGTCTGGTAAGGCTTTCCACGTCGCCAGCAATGGCAGGCTCGTTCAAAATGCGCAGCGTCGTGCCATCCCAGGTCGCGCACCCCAAAGGAAAGGTTGTGTTGAAATTCCAGTTGTAAGACGCGCTCTCCACAACCTGCGGAGCGCCAGATAAATAAGACACGCCATAAAATCTGATCGTCACCGCGCCTGTTGCTGGGTTGGGAACTTCCAATCCAGTCCCGCCAACCCATTTCACTCTGATCAAATCCCCTTGCGGGTCGTTGGTTGACCGAATATATCCACCATCGCCAAACCCCACATTGACATGATGCGTGCCTGCCCCAGCATTGGCAACAATAAACGCATAATCGCCATCGATCACACCCGCAGAGCCGCGCACAGTCAGATCATCGCGCGCGGTCAGGTAGGTGGATGGGCTGCCGAGTATCGGCAGGTTGACATCAGCCAGCGCATGTTTATGCAGTGTGGTTTCAGCCCCGCCAGTCAGCTCAGTGTGCTCTGTTTCAGTGAGGTGGTAATACTCGTCAGTGGTGCCGCCTTGCAAGCCAGTTAGGGCGTTGTGATCTGACACACCACTACCACCCCCGCCCTCGCCAGGGACATCATGCAGGATGTAAATATCCTCCACTGTTTTGGTTTGTTGGATGCGCGTTTGCCCGTAATAGCATTTGACTGCAAACAGGCGTTTTTGGTCTGTGGCTGGTGCGGGGATATCCTCGGGGGTCAACACCTCACGGCTTGCAACCGTGGACCCTGCCCGCAGGGTAATGATTTTGGTTTCATCCACTTCTGCCAGCACCCAGCACGCGCCGCTGGCGGGAATTTCTGCCGAAAAATCTATGGTCTGATTTGCCAGAATATGATCGCCATTGAGATAATATTTTCCGCCGCGCAACTGCACGATCATGCCCGTGGTGCTGGCAGGGTAGGGCAACAGATCGATGATCTGCTGTTTGTTGACCCATACAGGGTCACTTCCCCAGCGTGAGTGCATGATCTCGGCGTGTTCGGCCACGTTGGGGTATGGCGGGTTGTGATACGCATTGCGCTGCCTGAGCACCTGCATAATGCCAGGCTCACTTGGGTCGACGCCCACGATCACAGGCAATTTGAAAACATGCGGAATGTTGCGCAGGTTTTTGACAACCATCACATTGCCATTCTGGTCGAGAACATACACATTATTTTTCTTGTCTTTTTTCACCGTGCCAGAACGGTTGCCCATGAAGGCTTCGAACTCCACCACCTCCTGCGGCTGGAGGCGGCTATCGAATTTACGCTTGTTTTGGTTTGGATGCTTCATTCGACAAACCTCACAAAATAAATGTCAATCAAGGCGGCGATATAGGTTAGATTGCCTTCCAGCCCCACGAAGGTCTCGCCCACGTCGCTGGTAAATTTGATGGCCGTTCCACCTGCGCCGATAAAGCGGTAGTCATCACGGCAGCTCTCCCATACACCAAGACCCACAGGCATTGTGTCTGCAACAGATTCCCACGTATCGCCACCATCAACGGATCGGTAGGGGGTGCTATCAGATGCCGCCATGATGATTGTTCCCGTAGGAGATACGGCAGTTGGCTGCGACCCACGCATATTGATGGTTGTGCTTCTCGTCAACACAGGCGCGGATGGGTATCCGCTCCCTTTGTTGTACCCGCCCGCGCCAGAGCCGTCCCATTCAAAAAACACATCAGAGGTCCCAATGGGCACAGCCCTGCGGTAGGCGTAGTCCTGCCCAGTCGCGGTGTTGATACTGTCCGAATACAGCAAGGTATAGCCGCTATCGATAATAAACAGCCAGGGGGTTGAGAACACACCTCCAACGCTTCCGAAAAAGTACCAATTCCCTCCGTCGGTGCATACAATCCACATTCCAGGCACCTGACGGTAATAGATTTGATATCCCAAATCGATCTGAGAATAGCCAGAGCTGTCGCCGACATATGCATCAAATGCGCTGTCCAGCCCTGCCGTAAACAGGATTTTTTCGCTTTCATACGGCGAGTAACCAAGCGCCTCAATCGTTGACCCTGACGGCGAGATTTCGGCCTGGGTAACAAGCGTCTGGAATGGCCAGCCCACGCCATTTGCATAATGGATGCTGTCGCCACTGGCATATCTACAATGTATCCAGATTTTGCCGCTCGGCGTCAGGAACATATTCACAATGTTCTCGTATTGATCCTCGGTGAGACCTTCGTTCATCTCAAACCATTCGATATCCGCCACATCGTCGGCATCTGCGTTTTCTGTGTAGAACACTCCCAGGCTTCCAGCAATGACCAGCGTTCTCGGGCGTGTGTCGTTCGGGTCTTCAGGCGGCAGGATCACAATATCCACAGGCGGCACAATGGGCGTGCTGATCGGCGGATTCACAATATCGATGGGGTCAATGACATCGGGCACATCGCCATCGGTCGAAAGGTCGGCAGCCGTGGCCGCTTCAAATTCGATCTCGGTGGTCATCACGCCGTTGTCTTCATCCCAGTGACGAGTGATCGTAGATGGAATCAATTTCAAGTTTGTGGCTGTGATGCCGCGCACGGTATCGCTCGGCGAAACGGTGATCTCGGCATACTGCGCGGGGAAGAGCGTGAACATTGTGTTGTTCGATGCCAGCGCAATGGAGATCGGTTCATATTGATTGTTCTTCTGCCCCGACATCAACCCGCATAATTCATTGGCCTGCGCCTGGTCGGAAACCAGCAGATCTTCCACCAGCTCAGGGCGGCCATAGCGGCGCGGAATATGCCCCACCGACAATGAGTAATAGGCCTTCGCGCTGCCGCTGGCATTGAACGCCTTGCCATTCATGGCGATCTGTGCGGCAGTTTTGTTCTTGCGCCGAATGTTGATATTGTTTTCCCAGTCCTGAGTCTCCAGCGTCATCACCGTGGCCCAGCCGCGATCTGCCTCTGGCACGAGGTTGGGATGCACGAACAGGTACACCATGCCGTATTGATTTGCGCCCAGCACCGCGCGGATCTTCGACCATGCCACATCGCTGAGCTGACTGCCCAGCTCAGCCGCAGGCGAGTAAAGTTCGGCAGAGATTTTCACATCGCCAGAAAGCCGCACATCGAGGATCGCTGTGATCGTGCTGCGCCAGTGGAGCATATGCCACACAAAACGATCCACATTCAGCGCGGGCATCTCTATCCACGTGCTGGGTTCCTTCGTGGCAAGAGCAAGCCGCGGCTGAATGGATGCGAGTTTCTTCATCCAGGCAACAGGCCCCAGCACCGTGAATGTCACCGATCCAGTAAGCGGATCATAGTCAATGGATTCGCCATCCACCCAGCCATAGCATTCGACATTCTCGCGTCCTTCCACCTGCCCGAGGCTGGTCTTTGTTTCTCCATACCAATCGGTGCGGAAGAGGATCAACTTCGCGCGGTCACGAATCTCGGCGCGCGTGGCATTATCTTGCATCGTCACGCTGAACGACCATGCGCCGCTATCGAGATCGCCGCCAATGCTGGAGGCTTTGAAATCGGTGAATGGTCGGTGTGTTGCATCGTAAATATGCACGTATCGATAACCCGTGAACGATTTGGCATTATCTGCCGTGACAGTACACGCGATACGGATCAATCCATCGGTCGGGTAGCTGTTGACTGTGAGGAGCGGATCGTTGGTGTCTTCATCCGTCAACGTGCCAGCGGTCGCCGTCCACGCCCAGGTATCGATCGAGCCATCGAACACCCATGAATCTGACGCGCCAGGGAAATTCAGCGTGACGGGGTAGCTGGTCACATCCAGCACCGCATCAGGCCCCATGATCGGCACGGGGTCGAAGGCGGTATGCTGGTCGCTGTATTCCACATCCCGATCCATGCGCAGGGCATCATCGGCTGGGTCGGTGTAGGGCGGCTTGGCCCAAATGCCCATCTCATCGATGACGGTCACATGGCGGTCGTTGGCAAGGTTGATCTCCGATTCCAGCCCGATGTAGATCGTATCTGCCGTGGCAGATTTGCGGATGCGCCCCTGACCATAATCATAGTGCCCCGCGCTTGAACCGATCCAGACCGTCATGCCAGGCAGCACATCGGTATAGTCGCCTGTGGCGGTATCATACAAAAACTCACTCACGCGGTCGTGCGTGGTGAATGCCTGGTTGATGACGCATTGAAAAACAATCGGCGGGTTTTCTGTGCCAGCCAGCGCAAGCCGCGAAGCCTGCCCCTCAGAGCGCAGATAAGCGAGTTCGCCAACGGTTGCTTCACGAATTTCCATTTATGCCTCGCTCAAAACGATGAACTCGATTTCCAAGCCGCGCCGATAACCTCTGAAACCTGGCATGTGCTCGCCGTCTTCCTTCGGATCGAGAATGTTCATCTCTACATTGAACGTGGCAAAGGCATCCGTTTCATTCCGCGAGCGGATATAGATGGATGAATCGCTCAGGAAGGTTTTTATTTGCGTGATCTCCTCCACCGTGGCCATCGGGAAGCTCCAATACACCGTAGGCAGGCCGAAGCCGCGCGCCTTGCGATTGCCAAGGCGTTTCTTCACGCGGTATTTACGATACACAGGCTGCGGATCTGGCAGCGGGGTGGTGAGCGCGTCCAACGCGGTCATCCCTCCAGAGGTCGTGCCGATCTTGAAATCAGATGCCATAATTCTCCTTGTGGCTAGGCTCCCAAAACATAATTGAGGTGACGCAAAATCGCCTCGTTATTCATTTCCATCATCTCGCGCACCTGCCGCACGCTGACGCCATTATCAAATTGCATGGTGACATTGGCCTGATTACTAGAACTGTTGTTCGAAGGCTTCACCATCGATCTTGCAATATCGTTCGGGCTTGCAGACGATGGCGAGGCCGCCGAAGAAGAACTGCTCCCCGAAAACACACTCTGCGCCGCATCCCATGCCGATTGCGCCGCCTGCAAAGCCGCCGCGATCAACCCAGGGATACCGCCGAAAATACCGTTGGCAATTGCGTTGATGATGCCCATGCCCACCGCGCCCCAATCTACATTGCGGAAGGTTTCAATAATGCGGTTGCGTACCTCACCTAAATAGGTCAGCACATTCTGCCAGGCGTTTCGAAGCCAATCGATCCAGCCCATGATCTGCGCTTGCATCGATGTGGTTGCCTCAGTCCAGCCAGCCTTCAAATTGGCAAGCCCTTCCGCGCTGACAGATTTCAGCCACGGCCACAACTGCCCAAAGCCAGTGCGAAGCAAGAACCACAACTGCTGGGATGTGGTCGTGATTCCGCCAAAGTTATTCTTGAAAGCCAGATACACAAGATAGACCGTGCCAGCGATCAACAAAAGAGGAAGCAAAACGGTGAGGGCCGCCGCGCCTGCCCCGACGATCGCCGTAGCTGCCGTACCTGCCGCCGTTGCAACTGCGCCAAATGAAACTCCCATCGTGCCCAGTGTGGAAACGAGGGTGAGAATGGTTCCAATGAATGACAGAATAGGGCCAGCCAATGCCAGCAACCCGAGAAAAACAAGGATTGCTTTTTGCACAAATGGTGGGGCATTGTTGAAAGCCTCCAACATTTTGTTCAAGCCTTGCACAACAGCCAGCGCCATTGGCAAAAGATTTTGTCCCAATGTGGCGGCTGCATCTTTCAATTGCGCCGTCATAATGCGGCTCTGATTTGCCATGCCGTCAGAGGTTCGTGCGAAATCTCCCTGAGCGTTTGTAGTTTGTTCGAGGATCAACGCATAACGCGCCTGCACCATTGCCGCCTGAGAAACTTCACCAGTTGCGCTTGCAAGTCCCATCTCCATTGCCTTCGCTTTTACAGCGGATGCAGTCAGATTTATGCCAAGCGTCCGCAATGGTTCGACCTCTCCAACCAATCCTGAGCGCAATTTCTCAAGCACAATGGCAGGGTCCATATTATTGAACGACGCAAGATCGGCGGCCAACTCCACCAGGCTGGTGGACATTTCAGCCGAGGCATTCTTTCCAAGCCCCATCGTGGTAAATAGATTGCCGAACGTGCCAGCCGCTTCAAGTGCTTGTTGTTTGCTTTGCCCAAATGCCAGCGCCGCATTCTCTCCCCATTCCAAAACATCAGCCGACATATCTCCAAAAACCACCTTGACCTTGTTTCGTGTTTCCTCAAGATCACTGGCCGCCTTGATGCTTGCCGCACCTGCAGCAAGGATGGGAAGCGTCAATCCAATGGTCAAAGACTGACCGACCTGCTTCATGGCCGCGCCAACCTGCAATCCAACTTGCTGCAAGTTTTTCAGGTTTCCTATAGCACTATTCACCCCAGAGCTGACACCGCTGGAGTCAATGCTTACCTTTCCATATGCACTACCTAATTGGATCGCCATTCTTCACCTTTTTGATCTTGCGCTTCGGAGCGCTTGCAAAACCTTGTTTCGCACTGAGCGCAGTATCTTCAAATGGGCTCTCGCCTTTATTCAAAATATTTTCGAACTTGCGGCCAATCACCAAACAGGCTTCATCCAACGCCCAGGCCGCAATATCAGTCTCCAGGTTGAGAAACTGACTCGGCCTCTGCCCGTATGCTGTCGCCATGTTGTACAACCGCCACAGATGGATCTTGTTTTTCACGAAAGGATTTGAGCGCAGGCACCTCCCGCGTAACCCAATTCATGATCGCCATCTTGTCAGAGTTGCTCAACTCTCCAAGTGTGATGTGTTCATCGTCGGCAACATCGCCGAGCTTCGGTTCAACAAGTGCGGCAGTAACAATGGCATCCAGCATTTCCTTGAATTCCGCCGCATTTTCCTTGATCATTTCCAAGCCGATTTTCTTCAAATCGATATCAGTTTTTCCACTCGCAACGGCTTCTTCGCCCATCTCAAGAATGGACTGCGGAAGCTGCCCTGTAAAAATAAGGTCTGTCAAATCACAATCGCGCACCGTCACAGGCAGACCGCTCGGCAGGTCCATCTCATGCAAACGCGAAGCCCGCCATTCCGCGAGGTTCTTACGTTTTGCTTTATTGGATTGTTCAATGCTTTTCATAAATACCTTTCATACTCTTTCTCTCCCCCAAATATCGGCGAAGCCGTATTTGGGGGAGATGTCCGCAGGACAGAGGGGGTCAGAGGGGGTCAACTACGCGGTCGTGAAATTCACAACCGTATCGGCCAGCGTCTGGCCATACACATCCTTCACACCAGGCACGATCACAAGGTAATCGGTGGTGCCGCTCAGGTTGCTGTTCGGGTTCAGCGTTACGATCAGGCGCGCAGAATTGATCGTGCGGGCAACCGCAACAGGCACGCCTGCCGCAGTGGTCAGCATGATGCCGTTCTCGGAATTCGGAGCCAGCTCATTGCTGAAGGTCAACACAATGTTGCTCGAAACCACCACACCCGTGGCCGCATCCGCAGGCGAGCTTGAAAGCGTGAACGACGGAGCCGAAGCGGTTTCGCCAGGCAGGTCATCAGCGGTCTCGTTCTGCACCCAGTCATAAATGCCGTTCGAACCGTCATCGATGCCGATGCCCTTGATCTTCAAGGTCTGCAGCTTGCTGTATTCCATCGGCGCTTCCATGCCGTCGGTCAGCTTGGCTTTGTAGATGAGACAATGCACATCGTCATCGCCTTCGCCGAGGCTCTTGCCGTAGATCTTGAAATACGGCAAACGCACGCCGCCCGTGCGGGTCAGCGTCTTGATCTGGTTGGGCGTGGTGCCGCTGGTGCTGGTGGTATCGCCGAACATCAGCGCGATCGCCTCAAGCGGCAGACCCGTGGCTTCCAGTTCCCATTCGATGGATTCCACAACGGAAACCACCACCGCGATCTGGTCATCGCCAGGACCTTTGGCGGAATTCACAACTTCCTTGAATGAGAGCTTTACAGCCGCAGGCAGGTCCACCTGCGTCACTCCATCAATGGAAGTCAGCTTGATATCCGACAAGCCATACGGTTTCGCATTGGTATCGAGAGCCATTTCTTATTTCTCCTTTTTCACTTCAATCTCTTTGCAATAAATCTCAGCGAACCCAGCGCGCAATCCAGCGCCGTATCCCGCTGTTGATACACAGCCACATCAAACTCAATATTCCAGACATTCGTACCGATCTTCTGCCTGTTCAACAGGGCAAAGGCCAGCCCCATGGCAGTTTCGATACTGGCATAACCCGAACGCTCATAAAAATAGATCGTCAGCGGAGTTTGAACCGCGCTGTCATACCCCGAGGTAAGCGGGATCTCCGTCCCATACTTGATCAGCGCACAAGGTTTCAACTCATAATTCACATCAAAAGCCGTGGGCGTATTCTGACGGCTGATCTCCTCCACATCATTGTGGATTCCGCCCGTCAGCAAAGCCATCAACGCCGCATCAGCGGTCAATGCTGTTTTCACATCATCAGAAAGGCTCATAATTTTCCTTTTCCTTCTCCCCTAAATGTCCGCATAGCGGCATTTGGGGGAGATGTCCGCAGGACAGAGGGGGTCATAAACTCAGCTCCTCACCGAACATCCACACCGCCAGATTGATCGCCGCAGGCAGAAGATCAGCAGAAAGGTCAACACCGAGGTCGGAAGCATACGAATCCATCTCTGGCCAGTCCTGTTCCTGTTTCAACCAGCCATTCAGCCGTGAGGTGAAATCACTCTCGCTCATCAGCACCGCGGTCTTGTAGCACAGACAGTTCGGGTGCAGGGGCAGCTCGATCTCACCCACCGAATAAATCCCTTTGCCATCACGCCCGCCCTGGGCCGTATCATCGCAAATATCGGTTTCAGGATGCGCCGCGCTTAAGTGGATCTGTTCTTCCTGTACCCAGGGCTGCTTCGCCATCATGCGGTCGGTGGCGAGGCTGTGAATTTTTTGGATCTCCGTGCGCGCCAGGCGAAGTGCGTTATACGATACGCCGCTGCCATTGCAGGCATCGCCGCGCAAGAGCCCAGTTGTATCGCCTGCGGCAATATCGCCTTTCGAACGTCCATATAACCGTGTGCTGGTCCAGCGCGGACAAT